CTCACCTTCTTAGAGTAAATGCTTGCGCAAAATTGCACTAGCAACTTGTTTGAATTTTTTATATGCAGGTTCCATATAAGGAAAACCTTGTTCTTTTGTAGCACCCGACCAAGTAGGAGGCGCATATTTTCCTGCTATTTCAACGGATCTACCATAAATAATAGTTGGCCCAACAATTGCGGAATAACTGCCAAAACCTGTACGGAATTTCTCCGCTTTAATAGAACGGCGCAAATTACCGGTTCTATTCATAGGAGGCTCGCCCGGCGTAGCGCGTTCTCCCGGTTGTCGTTTGCCTTTAATTTCTTCTTTGGAAAGTTGAACCATTTTCATAGCCATTTCATCTCGAGCGGCTCTAACGCCTAAATCAAGTTTTTCCGTTTGTTTAGTTACCGCTCGCATTACTTCCGAGATGTTGCTTTTTATCATTTAACGCGCTCGCTTCACTAAATATAGCAATAACCCAATCAAGCATATTTGCCGGCTGGTTACGAGTTTCCTCAATAGTCCAACCAAATTCTTTTGCGCACAAATAGTAAAGGTATTCTGTATCCGGATATTTAACACCCGGAGCGCGATCAGAATTAGGGTTTTTTAATTCCCAAACTAAGCGTTCAAGTTGTCTTTTGGGCTATCAGGATTATCTCCTGTTGTAAAACTAGAAAAAAGAATATCTTGCGCTTTATTTGCTTCTACTGCTAAAGCGTCATAATCAGCCATTTCAAGTTCGCCAATAGACTGAATATGAACGGATGGAATCATCAAATCAAGAGTCCACGATTTAACCAAGAGCATCATAAGACCCTTAGTAATATTTATGGTTTGAATAAGCGGAGTATCTTCGGCAGAAATCATTGCAAATAATTTTTCGCGGTCTTTTTGACGAAGTTCGCTTGGATCGCGTAAAACTACTGTTGCTCCGGATTTTGGAAGAGTAATTGTTGTTTCCATTAGTTTCCTTCCTGCTTGCCTTCGAGAATTGTAGCCTAGAGAGGTGGGGAAGGCGGCCACCCCTCTAGGGAACTAGAGACTACTGGTATGTACCAGAAGCCAATGCATTTTGTAGAGTGAACTTAATTGGAGAATATCCTGCGGTTGCGCCAACATCTGTGGTATTGGCAATTCCGTGAATATCAACAGTTACTTCTACATAATCAGCGTTACGCTCAATAGCGGCGGCGGCGTATGCGCCCTTAGTAAGAGTGAACGCTACTTGAGTTGCTGTAGAACCCGTGCCGGTTGAGAAGTTGAAAGTAATTGCCGGTTGAGTGTTTGTAAGGTAACGGGTAAGTTCGGTATCGTCTTGCATAACAAATGTAGCTTTACCTGTAACATCAAAAGCTCCAACAAAAATTTGATAAGGAGCCTGTGTATTACCAATACCAAAAATTGCGTCACTTTTACGAGTGAGGGCAACTTCCGCCGTGCGTGTATAGCCAACAGTAGATCCGCCAATTGTAACTGTTCCTGTCCATACTTGAGTAGGAAGAACTGTTGAGAATGAAGGCGTAGGTGCTGTTGTAGTTGTTGAAGGAAATCCCATTAACTTTGTTGTGTATTCCAACATTCCATCGGCGTTAAAGGTCAAACCAAAATCTGTAACTTGTGCGCCCGGATAATAACGAGTATTAGCTGTGTAATAATCTGTAATGGTAAAAGATGTAGGTTGAGCATCTCCGCTACCTGCTACCGCGTTTTTAAGCGCAATAGAATGTGTATAAGGAGCAGAACCGCCCGTAGTTGTAACATCGCCAAGAATACCTGCAATAAAGTATCCGACAGTATCGGCAAATACTGGCCCACCGAGATCAATCGTGGTGTGCTTGCGACCTTGTAGGTAGTTATAAGTTTGAGCCATAGATCCGCGCAAACCTTCATCGTAAAGCGGAGCAATAACATCAACCGGTTTAAAGGAGTTCATCGTAAACGGAATAAAGTTAGTAGCGGCAACGGCAGTACCCTTAGTGGATTCCTTTGCGATACCTAAGTAACTTTTGACGGATGGTAATGCAAGTGTCATTTATTCATCTCCTACTGTTGAGTCTGGGGTTGCGACTTTATTTTTTGTTGCTGGTGTTACATCTGTTGCGCTGAAATCATCCGGCGCATCAAAACTATCTCCGGGTTTAACTGTTACCGAAATACTTGGGAAAGTGCGCTCATCGGAGCCGGTATATGTGAACTTCATTTTTCTCCTTATGCTTGAATCATTTGAGTAACATCAAATCTGATAATTCCCCAAGTTTCGGTTGCTGTCCCGTTTGTCGTTTTGGGTTCGCCAAATTCTCCGGTGATTTGTGGCTCTGCACCTTGCCATACAAGAACGCCCGACAAATCACCAAATTGGTGATCAGAGCGCAAACGAGCTACAAGGTTGTCTACAACATTATCAAAATCTGCCATAGCATCTTCGGCATTATTTTCCATCGAATGATGAAAGAGTTGAATTGCTACTGTGTAGTCAATGCGCTTTACGCCGCTATATTTACCGCCGATACCAAGACGATTAGATCGAGAGGACTCAATAGCAATAATTGCCGCGCAACGATTTCGCTGGCTAGGCAAAGCATTTACCTCGAAGTTAATACGCTTAGGAAAAGAAGTAAAAACTTGGTTAATTCCATCTACATTAGGCGGCGCGATAAAAGTTGCAAGTGTCGAGCGAACCTCTTTGCGACCTACAGCCATTAACGCACTCTCCTGTAAGGTTGTAGAAGCTCTTTAGCAAGTGCAATTTCATCGCTTAATTTATCGGCGTTAGCTGTGCTATGAGAAGCCGAAGTGCTAATAGCCATTGTCATAGATGAATCTCCGCGAACTTTAAGGAAAGCGGTAGTAACAAGAATTGTTGCTTCTTTAATCGCAGGTGGCAATTCAGAAATAGATATTCCTGTAGCGTGATCATATCCAAGAGGCGATACAAGAGGAACTGTTGTCGAGCCAAAAGTATATGCTGAAGCAACCATAACATTTTCGCTATTCATACCATCGTAAATCTTAAGCATATTTCCAGCAAGAATACCCGTAGCATCTTTAACTGTAAGGGTAAATTGTCCGGCTGTTGCTGTAACAATGGTTGTATTTGCGTATCCAGCAATGTAAGAATATTTAATAAAAGTTTCTACGCGTGGGCTTGTTGGAAATCCAAACTGGAGCGGCCCTTGTGACGAATAAGTTGTAGAGAGACTCGCATAATTAACAATAATTTGAGAATCTTCAATCCACGAAGTTGAGCAATCTGGAAGGGTTTGTAATTGTGTTGAAGGATTGCCGTATTGAAAAGATGTAAGCGCAATAATAGGGTTGTAGCGTGGATGAAAACGAATTGTGCCGTCTGCGGAAATTCGTGTGCGCTGTTGTTCCTGCTCGTAAGTAGCGGCAAGAACTTGATTGCAATAGGTATCAACCCAAGACGATGCTCGAGCTATAACATTGGTAAGTTCTGCATCTTGAACATCTGGGTCTTGCGAATTAAAAACTAAATTAGAAATGTCAATAGCGGTAGGCGCACTTTTAAATTCATCAAGGGTCAAATAGGGCGTAGAGAATTGGTGCGTTGTCCCTGTATAAGCATTACTCATTTATTTCTCCACACTTTCCGCATTTTTTGAAGAATGAACCGAATCCGCATTTTTGGCAGGTATAACCATTGGTAGGGTTATATGCCCCGGAGGTACTAGCGACTCCTAAACCTTCAGCCTTTAATTTTTTAGCCAACTTTGGATCATTAATATGAAACAACCCGTCTTTGCCAGCCTTTAACACTCGGGTTCCTTTAGAAGTTTCTACGCCGAGTTCTTTCATTCCTTTAGGTGGAATCATCCGTGTCATACGCGCCTTCTTTCTTTAATGAATAAGGGCGCACCAATTACGATGCGCCCTTACCCTTTACTTAATTAAGCAGATACGATACCTGAAACTACGCCGTTCCAAGCAGGTGCGTAGCACATAAATGCTCCGCGGTAGTATGTGCTAAATTCATACGCAAACTGTGTTACAGGCCATTGGATACCCATATAATCTTGTACAAGCACATTTGCCCAAACATCTGATACCTCTGTATCAGGAATTGGAAGTGTGTATGACAAGACAGGAGCAACGCCCTGTGGAAGCCACGGATGAACAGTTAAATCAACAAGCTTGCCTGTGATTTCGTTATGGAGTGCTCCGATAACTGCACCACCGACATAATCGCCGGTATCTGTCTGTGAAAGATTCAAACGATAGTTCGCTGTTGAACCATTCTTGATTGAATCAGACAACTGGCGGCGGTCTGCGCCGTTAAGAAGAATCTCATCTGGATCGCCCTTAACTGAATCGTAGAGTGTGCCGAATACTGTCTGGAATTCTACACCCGGATTAGAGGTAGAGAACGCCGCGTTGATTTCATTAACTGAACCTGAGTTTGGCCCAAGAACAGTAGCAAGAATACCATCGTAACCTGTTGCGTAAGCAGAAGTATCACCTGTAATTGTTGAAGCAAGTGTTCCTGTTGTATTAAACGCTACATTGTCTCCGAGAGTAGAAGCACCTGCGCCATTGAGGTAACCGGTGAGTGATGTGATACGACCTACATAGTGAGCGTTAGCCGCACCTGTTGTTGTACCAACATAAATCTTTGTACCGATTGAACCAACAACATTGTTTACAGCAATCTTAACAACCTGTCCGGTTGTAATTGCTTGTGATTGAACTGTTGAAAGAACAGACTCACCAAATGCGCCAGCATCGGAAGTTGCATAGACATAGTAAGTTGTTCCGTTTGTAAGAGCAACTTGTGAACCTGTTGCTGTAACCGCTGAAAGTGTAACTGTTGGAGCGGCAAGCGCGCCAGAGAAACCAGAAGCAGTACCGCGAGACATAAGCATCATACGCTCTTCCATCAACATTGTTGCGTAGAGAGTAGATGTTGATGACAACTGGCGAAGATCTTGATAGCCAAGACCTGAGAAGTTAGCATCGAATGAAACGCTGTCAGACAAGCTGTATGAGTTGTAAGGAATTACAATGTCATCGGCTGTGTATGAAATCTTTGGGCCACGCTCGTAAGCGATTGAACCAAATGTTGTTGTTGTTGTTTCTGTAATACCCGGCCAGATATTTCCTTGACCGCCTGTGCCTGTACCGGTGTAACCAGTAATGCGCTTGATGCGGTGTGAAGTACCGACACCCTTCTTGCGCACGATCTTGTTGCGAAGAGGTGTTGGGCGTGGTGTCAAAAGCTTCGCTGGTGCTTCGAGGTCGAAAGCGGCGAAAGATGTTGATAGTGGAACTGTTAGGGAAATGTCCTTAACAATATCCGCTGTTGCTGTGCGTTGTGCCGCAAGAGCGTTATTAAGCGCGCCTACTGCATCTGGAGAGAGTGACTTGTTAGCGACCAACGCTTCGATTTGTGAAGCGGCATCCGCTACTGGAGCCTGTCCCGGTGTTGTTGAAGGATTAGAGAAAGACTTGTTGAGTTCTCCAAGATACGCATCTTGAAGTTCTGCAGCTCTCTTTGGCTTCACATCACCGAAAAGGTCTGTTGCTGATGGCATTTGTGCCATAAGGGTAGTTCCTTTCGTTAAGTGTGTTATTCGCTGTCTGTTTCAACTGGCAATCCGCCCTTAGCAGAAAATTCTGCGTAGAGAGCGCGATAGCCCTTTGCAAGAACAGCATCGGTTGTCGCATCTGCCTTAGCCTTATAGGTTGCGGCTTTTACGAGATATTCATTTGATTGTGCGCCAGAAATTGTTGCGGTGCGCTTTGGGCCACCTGCAACACTTTTGGTTAGTGCCGTTGCTAATTCAGCCTCGAGCTTTACTGACTTCTCAACCGCAGACTCTTTTTCTGCGCGAAGTGAAGCAATCTCCGACTCAACCGACTTCATAGCACTCTTAACGGCTTTTTCGACAACTTCTTCGATTGAAGATGTCTCATCTGAAACTACAGGAGCCTCAGAAACTTCTGGATTTGCTTCAACAGCAACTTCTTCTGCCGCAACTTCTTCGGCAAGAACTTCGGCAACTTCATCTGCTTCAACAGACTTAGGAGTTTGATCAGGTGAAACCATTTCCGCTGTTGTTACATCTGTACGCCCGTGTGCATCGGCTGGCTTATTGCAACCGCACTCAAGACACTTTTCAACAGTTGCAGATTTAGCCATATACTTACAGCCTTTA